TGCAATGAGTCCGACAGGTTGTTCAAGCATGTTGATTTTAACACTGTATTGCTATTTATTCGAGCGTTACATTATCAGCCACTCACCGAGTTCAGAAGAGTATAAAATACTAACTGTTTGATAGTTTACTGTTAATACAAAGGTTGTTGCTCCGTCTATGGTTTTGCCGTTCCCGCTAACCGTAACATTCCCGGCTGTTGTTTTACGTTTAACTATTAACGTTTGCCCATCAAGAGGCTGTAAGCTGCATGTGATGGTTTTTGATGCGGTAACAATTACAGTTTCGCGTATTGAAGATGTGTAATCTGAATCAGTTACTTTGATTGGAGTTGTTGAAAAGTCTTGCCCTGCTCCGCTTCTTGTCCAAAGTTGCGACATGATAAAATAAGAATCTTGAAATGCTTTTTTAAGTGATAGATTGCCCTCAATATCGACAGGCAACCTTACTTGTGTTGGTGGGTTTACCTGTATCATTTTGCCACCGCTTTTAAGTCTACAAATGCACCAGATATAGAAACAGGTACAGGGTCAGAGATGGTTATTCTAGGTATAATCTCATCTGCACTAACTATTACATCAGCCTTAACTTCTAAAGTGTGTTCGCCCAATCTGCCAAGCTCAACCCATTGGGAGTGCGCGAAAGACCTGCCGCCATCAAGAGAAAGCTCAAGCAACATTCTAGGATTTTCACCCTGCCCTGTTATCAACCCTATCCCCTGTTCCATTATAAATTCAATGCATGATGTTTTTATGCGCCTACCTTTAATTGGCGAGGGTATATTTTTTCGTGTTATTGCTAGCCCGGTCCTTTGTCTTAGCATTACATCTGAGTCATTAGTATATTCGTTTAATGCCAATTCAAATAAATTACCGCGCACGGCTACTATGTTTTTTCCATAAACTTCAAGTAATGATGTGCCAGAATAAGCGTCGCCAGTTGAGCCGCTTGATAACTCAGTCCAGCCAGATGAGCCAAGCTTTTCGTTGATCATGAATGTCTTGTTACCCGCTGGAAATGTGATTACATAAAAATCCATACCTTGCAAGGTAAAAGAATATCCAAAAGCGTCAGAAACTTGGCTCATTTTTTCAATTGAGTTTGATATGCCATCATCACTAATTCGCTGATTTATTCCGCCTGAAGCTCTATATATAGCGTTATCATCGCCAAGCCAATAAAGCGCATTGTCAGTATGCGTAAGTGAGTGTATGGCGCCAAGACCAACACTAAACTCTTGGCCAATTATCCTTTGGATAGGTGGTGAGCCTGTGTCGCTGTTATACCAGGGTTCGGTGGTCCTAACTCCAAACCTATACAATGTTTGATTAAATGCATAGTCTCTAACCAGTTTATCAGGACTAGATTCTGCACCAATAGCGTTAAGACCTGATACGTCAGTCGGCAAGCCGGGTGCAGATACAAAGGATAAATTTGCAGTGGTATAAATAAATTGATTGTTTAATATCGTTACAGATAAAACATCGACTAGGTTAACGTTTGTATTTTCTGCAAAGGATCCTGTAGAAGAATTGTAAACGTAAACTTTTCCACCCACTATGACTAGGTTTTCCCCATCATCTGCAAATATGCATCGCTCGTTACCTTCGACAGTGCCAAGGCTGAAATGTATGCCTAGGGTGTTTACTCTGTAAAGTGTTTGATCGATAACTCTGTATATAACCTCACCCATTCTGTGTTGATTTCTATCAACTCCATCAGGGCCAGTTGCAAAAGATTTTTGACCGGGGAATGAATGCATGCTTACCGCATCTTTGCCTGCCTCATTTACTTGTAAGTACATGTTTACAGTATTTTGCACTGATATAGTTCTAGAGCGACTTTGATATGTGCCGCCTATAAATCTAAAAGGAACCGTTTGAAAGGCCATTAAGGTATCACCCTTCCTGTACTTGCGTATGGATTAGCTCCAAACCTAGCTTTTTTGGCCGCTTTGTTAGCGCCTCTGATCACAGACTGGAATTTTGAAAAATACTTAATAGCTTCGGCCTCGTCTTCTGCCCACATGAATAGTTGATGCAAGGCGCCAAATAAATATATGTTTGGGTGATTTGTTAAGACGCTATTCGTTTGATTCGTAGGCGTGATTGGATCGGGCTTTTTGTAGTATTGTATTTGGATGCTATAGTCTTGATCGGGAACTCTATCAAACTCTATCTTGTTGCCGATCACACTAAAGAAGCATGGTCGACCAATACTTGAATTCGTTCTTAATTGAGATGGGGATTGGAACACCACATCATAAAAATCTGTACCTATTACCACTTTCATTGCTCTGGCTTTTTCAAACCCTGCAGGTAAATCTAGGTATATTCCGCTTGTCGTTAGAGTTGTGATTGTCTCCATGTCTCGCGTTTCTAGTTGCCAACCTTCATTGTTATACATTTCAGTTTCAGCTAGAGCGATAAAATCAGGAAGTAACTCGTTAACATCTTTTCGATGGCCCCATAGCACGATGCTTTTGGTTAGATTTGTGTAGTTGTCTAAAGCCATTAATACTGCCCTTCATTGTTTGATAAAAGGGGCCGAAGCCCCTTATTAATTACTTGCTTTTAACTGCGGTTTTCACTGGCTTTTCAGCCTCTTGAACTTCTTTCATCCAAGAGCCTAGCTTGTCACCTTCTGCTAAAACAAATTCTACGCCTTCAGCCTTCAAGCTGCCTGCATAAAATCCAATTGCAGTTGCTACAACCTTCATACTGTGTAACCTGAAGCGTAGTAAGCATTGCCATCGATAGCGCTTAACGGCGTTATAAAAGCATCAACTGTGGCTGATGGGCTAGTGCCTGCTAGAGTATAGTTAACACGTAAGAACTGAAGGTTTTCATGGCCCAAAGGAATGACAACCTTAGCGCCTGCTGGCAAAGTATTTCCGGCCAAAGCTGCAGTTTCGAAAACAGTTACGGCAGAAGAAAAAGCTGCATCTGTTGCTGTTTGAAGTGTGAACTTGTAAGTTTCATCTGCAGATGTGTAATCAGCAGCTACGCCTACAGTTACAACAAGCCCCATTGGCTCGCCGATACCAATATCACGATCAGAACTTAAATCGATAACGTTAGTTGATACGGCGGTAGCGGTTAACGCTTGAGCGTCACTAAGTTTTAAAAGTTTATCTATATACATAATTATACCACTCGCGCTTCGGTTTTAATGATCTGGTCACATAAGCGAACAGGGATACCCAAGAATCGGGTTGTAAAGATTGTGTCACCAAACTGGTTCAGTCCTTCTTGAATAGTAACAGCACTAGAAGACTTCTCTAGGCCGATGATACGCAAGTAAGATGCAACTGTGCGGTTAACGTAAAAAGCGCGCTTACCGACTGAGCTAGGCATTAAATCAATCTGTCTTGACATGCCTTTTACTATTGACGTTGCCGCTGACACTGCTTGAGTTCCGCCTAAACTTTGCAAATCAGATACATCGATATTGGCTTGACGTGACACATAGCGCCAATCTTTAACTACAAGGCCGTTTTTCCATTTCCAAATGTCCATAAATGCGCGGAATCGATTATCTTCAGAATCGAATGCATCGCCTTCACCAAGATCTTGATGTTCCAAGCCAGCTTTAGAACCTTTTGGAAATACGCCAAAGACTTTGTTTTGATCCCACGAGCAAAGCCAAATTGAAGTATTGTCAGTGCTAGTGCCACCAGCATCGATAATGTTGCCGCCATTGCCAGCAGAAAGGCTGTTGTATCGATTGGCTAGGCCAACAAATTCTTCAGGGTTAGCAGCAGAGCCGTAGAACAAAGTTTGGGCCATCTTCTGAGACATAGCTTCAACAAATGCTTCTGCTTCGCTCATGCGGAAGGTTGAAAGATTGCCGTTTAATGTAGCTTCGTCACAATCAACTTGAGAACGAGCCGTTAAAATAGCTGCGTTTTCTGTGATTTGAGCGGTTGTACTTTTAGAATCAGGTGTACCTTGGTTCATCATTCTGTAATAAACAGTAGGCAACCCGGTACGAATAGTGGTTTGCTCACCCGTGGGTAAGTTACCTTCTTTGTATACCATATCGTCTAGTATTTCGTTTGTTTGTGATAGCAATTCAACAATCTTTGCAGTTTTGCCGTCTGGATCTAAGCGTTTCGCCCAATCCGCCATTGTTAAGTTTTTAGTTGACAGTGTAGCCATTTTGTGGAGCCTTTATTTAGTGCCGTAAAATAAATCAGCGTCTTCAACTTGCGGTTTGCTAGCTGATCGCGCCCGTGGTTTCGTTATTGTCGGTGCCTTCTTAACCATTTTCTTTGTGGTTTCAATTGCGCCTGATTTTGTTTTCATGCGAGCCAGTTCAACAAGACTTTTAGCTATTAAAGCGGACGAGTTAACAATGTCGATATTTTCCTGCGTGAAGCCTTCTTTGGTGTAAAAATCACCTAGCTGGTTCATGTCAGAAATGTAAATATCTGTCGCCTTGCCTTCTGATATCCACTCTGGGAATATCTCAACCAATCTCTGCTGTTCTTGCTTTACATCTACTGATGGGGCCGCGCTTTTCTTGCTGCTATTAAGCAACTCTTTCCGCGCCGCTAATTTCTCAGTGTATTTGATGTAATTGTCTGGCTCGTATTCACGCATGTCTTTGACTTCTTCGTCAGTTAATGTGTCCTCACTAATCATAGATTCGATCAAAGTTAATTTGTCCGATAATAATTGTTGTGATTCTTTTAACGCTAACGATTCAGCCTCAACACCTCTAGTCTTATCTGCTAAAACTTGGGTTTTCTGCGTGAAAGCTGATTGTCTTAGATTTCCCAGCCTCCATTCTTCAATTTGAGAAAGGCTTACTTCTTCGCCGTTTAATTCAACGTAAAGTTCCTCGCTCTCACCTTCATTTTCAGTTGCTTGATCTTCGTCAGTTTCAGCTTCTTCAGTCTCAGGTTCTACTTCGACCGGTGCAGTATCTTCTACTGCCATAACGGTTTCCACTTCATCAGTTGGCTTTGTAGGCTCCTCTGTCGCAGTACCATAAAACGCATCTGCGTCTAGAACATCAATCTCTTGTGGAGTTGTTGACATTTATCTTAATCCTGTTAATGACTTGCTCTTGTCTAAGAGCATTTTTAATGTTGTTCTGGCGTGATTGCCTTGCTTCACTATTGATTCAAACCGTCCTCTAAACTGCTTCATAAGCTGCATTCTTTGCCATAACTCATGTCTATTTTCTGAATCTGCCATCTTGGTGCTTTCGAATTCAACATACATAGCTGATTCCATGACTTTGATAGCTTCAACATATAAAGGGTTTGATAGCAATGCCTCTGCTGCTGTAGCTCTATCGATATCTGTCAGCGCGTTAGCGTGTTGCTTTTCTTTAGAATTAATGATTAGCACCTATTTGTTTGTGTTGACATATTATAAGCTTTTTAGTATGTTCACTGTAGATAGGCGTTTAGCCTATGTTTTAAGGGGTGATTTATGAAATGTGAATTTACAATACTAATCCATGCTAAAGGCTGGA